CCTCCGACACCATCAGTTCTACTATTGAAATATTCTATAAGCAGCTGATTCAGAGATTTAGTTAAGAATACTGACTTATCATACTCATTAATTCCAGGAGCCTGATTAGAAGTTATATTATTGTATAATACATCAAACTGATCTGAAAATTCAGAAATGAACATAATAATTATTGATTAAGTTTTGCTTCAAGACTTAGCTTCAATTCTTGTCTCTTTGGATTATTTAAATATCTGGCAGCAACTGATAATACAGGCTCTTCGCCTCCCTCACAAAGAGGACTATTATCACTTCTAAGATATAAATAGTTAGCTCTCTTAGATATAATGCCAGCATCAATGCATTTATGTATAAGCACTTTAGTTTCCAAAAGTTTATCTTGAACTACACTTAAGAATAGCTTAGCATCAGCTTCAATCAGCTCTCCTGCCTTAGTTTGCAAGAAGTCTAACTTGGTGTTAGATGCTATTGGTTTTCCTGTAATAGTCTCAATAACTAACTTAAGAACATCAGCCTTATTTTCAATTTTACCATATTCAGCGTAACAGCGCATCTTAGTAGTCATCTTATCCCTTACAGTGCTGTTGACTTCATCATCTGCTACAATTACAAATCTGTAAGTTGCCTTAGGCTTATCACGAAGCTCTTGAACACTTGAAGCAATTAAATCTTTATTAGCTAAAAGTATCTTATACTTTATATAGTCAATAGGATCTGCAAGATTAAGAGTATTATTATCCTTCATAAGTCTTACTTTGGAGATTCCTCCTTCAGTATTGTTACTCCAGAAATTATCGTGTTTATTATAAACATTTAATGCTCCTACTTCAAGTCCCATAGCTGCCTCAAGATAATCTTTTTCATCATCAGTAAGTACATTCTTATAAGTACCAGACCTTAACTTTGGAACTGTAACTGTAAATACAGACCTTTCAGCCATTCCTCCATACAGTACATGCTTAGGATTACTAATAGTTCCAGGTTGGGGAATAAACTTAACTTGAACCAATCTATTCTATAAGCAACAAATTAAATTATCAGTATCCCTCTTTCTGCTAGCTACATTTACTCTATCCTTTCTTGTTTCGGGAACTTCTGATACAGGCTGACTAACTGCACTTGCATTTTTAACCTCTTCAGTATCAATGGTAAAATCTACCTCTTCTTCTTTTACTTCTACATTTTTCTTTGCCATATTTATTTCTCCCTATAAATTTAATTGATAGTGGGAGTTTCCTCCCACTACCATATTAAATATTAAAAATTATTATCAACCCTCTAGATTTGCAGGTATCAGTGACATTGTTCTTGTTGGGTCAAGAATACATACACCAAGTGTAGTCTTTCTGTGCATTACTGCTGCATCCTCGTCAAATGAAGCACTCATGTTATTAGTGTCTCCTGTGAAAGGATTAGCAAATGGACCCCACTGGAAGCCTCTGAACTCAGGATGTCCCTTAAGGGCACACTTGAAGATATTAGGCTGATCCATTGTACCAATGTACATAATATCAAATCTAGAACTCATTGCTGGATGACCATTAGCATCAAGCTGCTTATTTCTTACTGGGTCATCATAGAAGTTATCAACTTCCAGCTTAACAACTACACCATTAGGTGCAGAGAATTCAGTGAATTGGAAGCCTGCTGCCAATGCATTCTTGTTAAGAGGAGAAGTAGTCTTTCTCACCATTCCAAGGTTATCTGCATTGATTTGGAACTCTTGCCATCCACTCAGTGAATTTCTAACAGCATTGTGGAATAGGATAGCACCCTGCTCACCAGTTCTAATAACAAATGTTCTCTGTCCAAAGTCAAGCTTTGCAGCTGAAAGCTCATAAAGAGCATCCTCAAGCATCTTCAGAGAGAAGTCATTGTAGTAGTATGTGTTACCATACTTCATCTGTGCTAACAGACCATCACCCATTCTGATAACCTCACCAGACTTACCAATATTGTGATACTCACCATTTTGGTTTCTGTTAGATGTACCAAACATAAGTGCTGAGTTCTTCTCATCAGACCACTCTTGCTCAAACTGCCACTCTACCCAAGGCATCCACATTGTCTCAACTTTCTTGTTACCATTCTTGTCAACAACTGGAACACCACAAGCAAGTTTCTTGTTCAGCATAGTTGAACCAGGAACTTTGTACTGCTTTCTAAGTGTAGTCCACTCATTTCTCATAGCAACAGGAGCAGTGAATCTTACATCACCAACCTTTCTTGAAAGCTCTCTTTCAACAGGAGCAAACTCATGAGAGAATCTCTCTCCATTCATAAGTCTCTCTACAGGAATACCTTCAGTAATACCACCCATAAGTTCTACCTTATAGACTGCATTTGTACCCTCCATTCTTGGGTCACCAAGAACTCTCATTGGGTAAACTTCATTAAGGTTACCAAATAGCACTTCACCATCAGCAAACCAGTCTTCACCAAATACAAGATAGAATGGAGCTGTACCAATACCAGCATTCTCACCACCCTTATTAGTGCCATCAACTACTGTTCCATCCTCATATCTAGCCTCAATCAGAGGAATATTTCTTCTGGAACTTCCAATCACATGCCATGTGAACTCATCATCTGTATCAAACTCTTTAGTTGGATACTTAGCCAACTCACTC